AAACATGCAAATCTAATCCATATGTAGGAAATAAAAACCTTTGACCTGGTCTTGTATTAAAAAGGTTTTGAATAGAATTTTTAATAGCAGACTCATCATAATCCATTTCAATGTCATTGCCTGGAGTTGGTTGCTGAAACACAGTTGAATAGGATCCGTCACTTTTAATGTCCAAATGAAGATCATTAAAGTAAAAATCTCTTTGTTTTAAAGTTTCTGATATAGCATCAAGATTAGAAATTTTTATTGCCACAAAAGTACTTATATAACAAAATTATTTTGGTTGTTGAGAGATAGTATTTTTCACGCTCCACCAACGATCTGATATCAAAATAATAATTTCTTCTCCAGGTGCAATGTCTTCAAACCCTTCTACTTTAAGATATTTTAGAGTTACTTCTCTGCAAGATTCAAATTCCTCACTTTGAAAAAAATCAATGTCAAAACGCTTAGATTCAGTTAAAGGGTCTAAACGCAACATATTATGCTGGCTTTATGGGCCAAACTACTTCCTGAGGAGTATTAAATTTTTGAGGCAATTCTCTAAGTTCTTGTCTGTATCTTAACCACGCTGGTTTATTTTTTACGGGAGAATTAGGAAGGTCTGCCCAATCACAATCTTTTAACAACAAATCTCTTTTATACTTTATGTCTTTCCAAGTAATCAACAAATTAGCTGCTGCTTGTACATCTTCCTTAGAAACTGGAATCATGTCAGGTTTAATTAGATGATCTTGAGAACCATCTAATTCAAAAGCGTATACTTCTCCTTTATTGTTTTTATATAGTTTCATATCTATCTTAATTCTACCCAACTATCAAATTTGTTTTCAAACGTGGTCACCTTGTATTCCCACCATGGAGGCACAATAAAATATAAATTGCTGGAAGAGAACCCTCCGTATGCATACGTACCATAAATGGTTGTTTGATTCTTTCCGCTTAAACTCAACGTAACAGAACACGGGCCAATTAAAGGAGCTACTGCAGGATTGTAATATACATTGACCGCTATTGGCTTCATTGTGGTATTTGTATATGTAACGTTGCACAATCTCGTAGCTGACAACTCCTGCCAGGTTTGATTTACACCAATGCTGTAAGCAGAAAGAGAAAGAATGGTATTAATTAGATGTTGAGCACTCAATCCAACAGTAGTTAAACCTTTGTAGTGAGCGTATTTAATACACGGCATTAATGCTACGTTTCTGGGTCTAGATACTCCTATCACTGCAGATAGCACCGGAAGATTTGTTTGCTCTTCTTCATCGAGCATGATGATATTGTAGCTAGCGCTACTCAATAAAGGAAGTGTAATTCCTGTATAATCATTGCCCGTGTCATCATCAAAACCTAAAACTTTCTTTGCACTCAACAAAGGTACTCCGCTTAATACTATACGAGACGTATCTCCAGCAACGCTTCCTTTTTGAAAAGTTCCAAATGTTCGATGGTCATCAACGCCTTTATCGTGGTCCCATCCTCTAATAAATTCTCCACGCAAATCAGGCAATCTGAAAAAGGAGCCTTGAGCTTCATAACCAAAAGCATAACCAATTACATTCCACAAATCAATGTATGTATCCTTATGAAGAGATTGTCCAGCACATTCTAACCAACCAGCTGGAATGGTGCTTGTTGCATAATACATCACAGATCCAATAGGAGCTCCGTCTCCTTCATAGAGCTTTTCGTTTTGAAAGGAAACAGAACTAGCCATCCATGCTTGTGTAATTGAATTATAAACAAGCGTATCTCCATGTTTAGCATTTGTTTTTGGCAATCCGCTTGGCGCTGCACTAGCTACCCATGTTTCCGTATAAGTATCATAAACAAGCACGTCTCCTTGTTGACCTCCTGCAGGAATTTTTAAAGATGTTGAACTCAAGCTTGCAACTTGCAAATTCAGCAATTCTATTGAAGAAGTTGTTGCTAAAGTGGAAGTTACGTAGGCAGATAAATTTAACAATTGAGTTCTTGAAGCCAAAGAAGCTCCACTTATTCTGTAAGTGGAGCCGTTCCTAGCTATAGGAAAAGAATCGTTATCTTGTAACTCTCTTACAAGAGTCATTGTAGAAATTTTCTGTCCTGGCATGCTATTTATTTATCCCAAGTTTTATTTAAAAAAATCTTTTTCAAGAATAAATAACTTTATGAGTAGCAATTTTGATCAACTATACGAAGCTGAGACATCTCGCTTTCAGCAAGGAGGATTTCTTGTTGGAGACAGAGTACGTTTCAAAAAAAATGCTTTGAAACATGAATATATCACAAAAAGAGCTAGTTCCTTTCAAGATTTAATCAGATCCTGCATGGATCCTTCGTTTGATTTAGTCCTTCGTATAGGAGCAATCAAAACTATATACCCAACTCTTCAAAACAACACAACCGGGCCTTCTGCTCCAGATGGTATCTTTTTTGATATTTATATTGAGTATGCTCCAGGTTTGTATCGCAATCCAATAACGGTGCCTTTAGACGTTATTGAAGTAGTAGATGACGGAAACAACAGAGGACCAATCCCTGATAGTTTTCGAAGAAAAAATAATATACATGGCCCTGAAGAAGTCAGCGCTTCTTCTGATATAAAAGCTGATGTAAATTTAACTAACAAAAACGTAACCCTTCCAGGAGCAAACAAATGGAACGATTCTCAGCCTGGTGGAGGAAATTTCAAACCTAAGCGGTAGAAATTTCTATTAACTATTAGACAATAGACGGGCTAACTATGTTTAGTCTCTACCCTCGACCTATGTAATTTTATGAAAAACCCAACCTATAAAATTTTCGAAGAACAAATATCCAGAAAACCAAATCTTTATCCATGGACAGAGCAATTTATAGAAGCCATTCATTCAGGATTTTGGACTGACAAAGAATTCAATTTTAAATCAGATGTACAAAACTTTAAAGTAAGTTTAACTGATCAAGAAAGAGAAATTATTGTTAGAACTCTATCAGCCATTGGTCAAATTGAGGTAGCAGTAAAAACCTTTTGGGCAAAACTAGGAGAAAATTTGCCTCATCCTTCGCTTCAAGATCTAGGATATGTAATGGCAAACACAGAAGTTATTCACAATAACGCATACGAAAGATTACTCACTGTTCTTGGTCTCGAAAAAGTATTTCAGGAAAATCTCAAGCTCGAGTGGATTCAAGGTCGTGTAAAGTATCTCAAGAAATATACTCATAAATTTTATAAAGACTCAAAGAAACAATATCTCTATGCGTTAATTCTTTTTACTCTATTTGTTGAGAACGTTTCATTGTTCTCACAGTTTTACATTATTAACTGGTTTGCTCGTTTTAAGAACGTTCTTAAAGATACAGACCAACAAGTAAAATATACGCGCAATGAAGAGAACCTGCATGCTTTAATTGGTATCAAGATTGTTAACACAATTAGGGAAGAATATCCAGAGCTCTTTGATGATGAACTTGAAGAAAAAATTAGACATGAAGCTCAGGAAGCATATGCTTCTGAAGCTAAAATTGTAGATTGGATGATTAACGGAATTAAAGAAGAGGGACTAAGCGCTCCAATTGTAAAAGAATTTATCAAAAACCGAATTAATCAATCTCTTAAACAAATAGGGTTCAAAACAGTTTTTGAAGTTGATAATAGTTTATTAAAACCTACAATGTGGTTTGACGAAGAATTGATTGGAAATAATCAAACAGACTTCTTTCATAGCAGACCTGTAGATTATTCTAAGTCAAATCAATCGTTTTCTGAAGATGACTTGTTTTAAAAATTGAATATATATCTATTATGGTTTTATCAAAAAAATACGAATGGCTCAACAAAGACTCGCGGAAGTTTCTTGAAAGGGGTTATTTGTTGGAAGGAGAGACAGCAGAACAAAGAATTTCTCAGATTGCTCAAAGAGCAGAAGGAATTAATGGAGTTAGTGGTTTTGCTGAAAAGTTTGAGGATTATATGTCTCGTGGATTTTATAGTCTTAGCTCTCCTATCTGGAGCAACTTTGCAAGAGAACGTGGTTTGCCAATCAGCTGTTTTGGGTCATATGTTCCAGATACAATGGAAGGGATTATGGATAAGGTTGCTGAGACAGCAATCATGACAAAACACGGAGGGGGTACCAGTGCTTATTTTGGAGATGTCAGAGGACGAGGTACTCCAATTTCTTGTGGAGGAGAATCTACAGGTTCAGTTCACTTCATGGAACTATACAACAAACTAATGAATGTTGTCAGTCAAGGGAACGTTCGTCGCGGATCATTTGCAGCTTATCTTCCAGTAGATCATAAAGATATTGAAGAGTTTCTTGAAATTCGTTCCGAAGGTCATGATATTCAAGAATTATCTTTTGCTGTAACTGTCTCTGACGAATGGATGAAATCCATGATTGCAGGAGACAAAGATAAACGTAAGATCTGGTCTAAGGTTATTCAGAAACGCTTTGAAACCGGATATCCTTATATTATGTTCTCTGACACAGTCAACAACGGAGCTCCTCAGGTTTACAAAGACAAAGGATTGAAAATTCACAATTCAAATCTCTGCTCAGAGATCTGTCTATCTAATAGCGAAGACGAATCATTTGTTTGTGATCTCTCGTCTCTTAATCTTGAAAAATGGGATGAGATAAAGGATACAGATGCAGTAGAAACTCTTATCTGGTTCTTGGATGCAGTGATGACAGAGTTTATTGAAAAGACTAAAGGAATGCGTTTTATGGAAGCTCCTCACAAATTTGCAGTCAATCAAAGAGCAATTGGAGCGGGAGTTCTTGGCTGGCATTCTCTTTTACAATCTAAAAGTATTGCTTTTGAATCTTTTGAAGCAAAAATGCTTAACGTTGAAATCTGGAGAGAGATCAGAAAGAGAGCAGATCAAGCTTCTCAAAAATTAGCAAAAATTTTTGGTGAACCTCCTTTGCTCAAAGGATATAACAGACGAAACACAACTACTTTGGCTGTGGCTCCAACTACCAGTAGTTCGTTTATTCTTGGCCAAGTATCACAATCAATTGAGCCTCTAAATTCTAACTACTACTCTAAAGATCTAGCTAAGGGTCGGTTTAGTTACAAGAATCCTCATTTGATGAATCTTCTTAAAGAAAAGAAGCAAAACACAGACGAGGTATGGAAGTCAATCCTTGAACATGGAGGGTCCGTGCAACACTTAGATTTCCTGTCAGAGCATGAGAAAGATGTATTCAAAACATTTGAGGAAATTTCTCAGAAAGAAATTGTAATTCAGGCTGCACAACGTCAGAAGTACATTGATCAAGCTCAGAGTCTTAATCTTATGATTCCTCATGATGCTAAACCAAAAGAAGTAAACGAACTTCTTATCTTTGGCTGGGAGCAAGGCATCAAGACTTTTTATTATCAACGCTCAAGCAACCCAGCAGCTAAGCTTGCAAGAAACATTCTAACATGCAAAAGCTGTGAAAGTTAAATTATATACCAGGAACTGAACCAAAAAATTGTGTACGATAATAAAGATCTCCAGTACCTGTTGCACTTAATTGATCCGAGTTTGTTAATCCTCGAAAGGTAAATTCGGTTCCAGATTTGACTAAGAATCCTACTGTCGGATTTCTAAAGTCAAAAAATGTGTAATCTGCTTGTGGTCGCACAATAACTTCAAAACATTCCTGATCAGCTAATTTAGTTTTTGTATTAGTTCCATTTATGAAAAAGGATTTGCAAATGTTACGATTTTGTGCCATATTATTATTTATCTTTTTTTGTTGATTGGCATAAAAACTTATATAATTAATTTTATAACACACAACTTTCTGTACAGAAAAATCTAGTAGAAAGGAGGAACACACACATATGAACAAAAATGCTTACGAAATTCGTTTGGATATTTTAAACATGGCGCACTCTGATTTGTTTTCAAAGTACCACGAAAAACTTGGTATTCTTAGAGAAAACTCTAACAGAAAAAACGAAACGTTTGATTTAGCCCACTGCGATGTACTTTATCCAACAGTTCAACAAATTGCAGCCAGAGCACAAGAACTATATGCCTTTGTCGAGGGCAAATAATATTGTTACATGAAACCAGGAAAACTCCCTAGATCTAGGGAGTTTTTTTTTTTGAGAAATTGCACTCTAAATTGGGGTGACAGCTGGAGAGACGGCTATTCTTTAATTTTAGATTTTAACTCCTCAACTTCTGCTTTAAGACATTTGACGCATTCAATTAAAAGAGGAATTAATTTTTCATATCTAACTCCTTTATATCCATCTTCTCTTTCAATTACTGCTTCTGGCAATATTTTTTCTACATCTTGAGCAAGAACTCCAATATCTTTACCTTCAAATGTATCTTGTAGCTCCTTGTTCCAAGTGTACTCAACTCCTTTAATTGATTCAATCTTTTCGAGAGGATTAAGAATTACGTTAACGTTAGTTTTTAGTCTTTCATCTGATGTAGAAAAGGCTACTACGTCTTTCTTAGA